ATGACTATGAGACAGCAGAGCAGATGTGGCATAACGAAAAAGCGATGGCTAAAAATCTGGCAGAGGCAAATTACCAGAAGATTAAGCTTTATTACTCCAAGGCAGACGCTATCTATGAAGATAAGATCATTGCAATCTGCAGCCTGCCTGGACTTATTGGCATGAAGGAAGCAAATCTCATTGAGTGTTGTGCAAATATTAACGGTCGCAAGCTCTACGCAATTTAGAAAGAGAGGTGAACAACATGAAAGGCAACGGAAGCATAGGGAATATCGTAACCATGGGAGAATTTCCATTATATGGATGTACAAACATCCAAAAGAAGCATTACGAAGAAGCTCAAAGTCGATTCTTTTGGGATGAAGAAATCCGTAACTTAATGGAAGACTTCAAAATCCCTAAAGATGTGATTAACAAAGTCATTCGAACAACAGAAACCGAATGTGAAAACCAGACATCAAGGCAAAAGTACGATCATGCCTGGAGAAAGTTCTGGACATTGATCGGTTAAAAACTAAATAAAAATTAAATAAAATAAAGAGGTAGATTAAAATGATGAACTACAAAGCAATCGAAAAATTACTTACAGGAGAAACAGAGAAAGAAAGCAAAGTAATCAGACCGGAAGTATTCAAAGATCAGACAGCATACAACACGGTGATGAATAACTGCCAGAGAATCGGAGGCAAAAGATTCTGCTGTATTCCATTGGAGCTTCTGGAAATTGATGAAGATTACCAAAGAGTATATTGTATTAACATGGAGAAAGTATACTCTCTGGTACGCAAATGGGACTTCAATAAATGCGAACCAATTCTGGTATCTCCACATCCAGAAACAGCAACATTCGCAGTAATTGATGGATCTCATAGAATGCTGGCAGCAGGCATTCGGGAAGAGAAATATGTTATTGCGGTACTTACAGAAGGATTACCTGTGGATCCTATGGAAAGGAAAATGAAAGAAGCCGCATTATTTTCCGAACAGGGAGATGATGTTGATAAATTATCGCTTGCTCAGAAACACAGAGCAAATGTCACTATGGGTGTCAAAAAATATTGCGTTCTTGACAATTGCCTTAAAGGAAGAAAATTACTTTTAAGTGTGCATGAACTGAAGAATCTTCCAAAAGAGAAACGAGATGCATTAAAAGCAGCTGATTACAAAGTCCTCACAGGATATGCAGCAGCAAGAGATGCAGCAGCTCTTACTAATGGTGAAGAGACTCTCAATAATATCTTCGATATTATCGAAAAAGCTGGATGGCATACAGAGCCAAATGGATATGCAGCAAATGTTATTCGCCCAGTAAAAAGTGTTTTGAACATGCATGATAATGATCCACGAGTTGTTAATGCAATTATTGGAATATTTGAGCCAATCAAACCGAACACATTTTTCGCTGATGCACTTTCGAAATATCATGGCAGAAGACCAGCGGAATACCTCACAATGCATCTGGAAAAAGAAGTTGCTAAGAAATTAGGGATTCAACCTTTATATACCGGCGGTGATTTAAGAAAAGTTACTTCTGTAATCAATAGTCAGCGCTATTACGGAGCGACTGGAACAGAAAACAAATAAAACAAATTAAATTATACAGAATATAGCACTTGCATTTTAGTACCGTAAGTGCTATACTCTGCTCAAAGGCAAACAAATGTTCTGAAATGGAGGAAAAATTATGTTTACTGCAATTACTTATATTTATCAGAGTGAAAATATCGTGTATCCAGACAAAAATACAGGTAAAATGATGCCGTGTCAACTTTATGTTACAATGACTTCAGCAATTGTAAGTAAAGAGAAAGGTGATATCAATTGTAGAGAATTATCTATCCGTGGCCTTCGTAATCCGTTCCCATTTACTAAGATTATTGTAGAAGAAAGAAGTTTCGATTTTGATAAATGGCTTTATAATAGCCCGTATAAATATAAAAAAGTAGGAGTAGTAAGGCACTCAAAATAATTTAATTAAACAAAATCAAAATATACTCTGTATCATAATCCAAAATAGCGGTACAACCTCAAGTCGAAGGTACGTTTTTTCTCATAGGGAAAATGGTGCAGAGCATCATATTGTTCGATATCATAATTCAGCTTCGGCATATGCGGCGTGAAATTTAGAGCCGCTCTCCTTCTAAATCGTAGCTGAATTATGCTATTGAGCATAAGAATAGGAGAGAAAGCAAATGAATAAAGCAGAAGCAAAAGCAGTAGTAACAATTCCAATGAAGGGAAGATACTTTCTTCATAAAAACGGAGGTATTATCCCAGTAACCGACCTGATTAATGCAATCTATCTCATGACAGGAGATGAAAAAATTAACGAATGGGATCCGGATCTTGAGTTCTATATTCGTACATTCTTTGGGAACATTGTAAGGGAAATGTCCCCAACAGAAATCACAGTACCAAATTTCTTGAAACATCACGAAAAAGTGAAAGCAATCAGATTGTATTATCACATGCACAACACAGAGTCTCAGAAATGTACATTGGTAGAAGCCAGAGATTATGTGGAACAGTTGAAAACAAAAATGAAAGAGAGAGGTGAACTGTAATGACAAAGATTAAAGAAGCAGTAGATAATCATAAAAATTACGAAAAATTCCATATGGAAACAATCGTTGCCCATAATGGAGTGTTGGTTAACATTGTAGTTTCTGCCTCATACGAAGAAACAAAATTTGATAAAATCATGGCAGACTGTAAGCGCCAGGAAGAAGAACGTAAGCGTGAACGACGTAGAGAAAAAATTAAATTAATCAATCTGTTTACAGGAAAAAGAGAAAAGAGGGAAATCGCATGATAACAAGTAATAAAATGCCGGAGCTGGTAGCTACAGATATTGTAAAGTTAAGAAATGGAAAAATTGGGATTGTGTTAGGAAATAAGAATTCTAATAACCATCTTGCCATTTATACTAACAATACTACATGTGTATCTTGTGAAGAATATTTAAGTAATTATGAGTCAAACAGACATAATAATGATCGCAACATTGACATTATCAAAGTATGGAAATCAAATTTTGAAAGGCAATGTGCTTTAATTGATGAATTCTATACAAAAAACAATGCTCCAACATACATGGATCCTGATCGGGAAGAACCAACTACAATGACTGTAAAAGAAATTGAAAAAATTATCGGTCATCCGTTCACGGTCATTGAGGAAGAGGTGGGTGAAGATGAATGAAACACTGTCATTCGCAGGATGGAGGCCAGGCAATCCGGATCAAATCATCCCGTGGAAAGAGAAATTCGATGAAGAATATAACGACGGAGGCCAGTTAACATTACTGTCAAAAGAAATCTATCAGGCAGAAGCAGATGAAGATATGCCGGCTTTCGAATATCGCTATATTATTAAAGCAATGGATCTGCAGGCGTTTGGATCAGATCAGAAGACAATTTGTTTCCGCTTATATATGTGTCCATTACATAAATACTGGGAATCAGAATCATTAAAAGGTCTTTCAGAAGATAATAATAAAGACTGGTTCTTCGAAGATGCAGCAGATTCAGATATTCTTCCGTATATAGGAGAAGAATATTTAGATTATTCAGATGATGATGTTTCGCCGGATGAGAACGGTAATAAATGGTATGATTACTTTTATCATATTACAGACTGGTCTAAAGCTAACGAAATGCTAAACATAATTACAACAGTTCTGTATCCGATGGACAGTACACGCGGTCACGGTCTTGACCAGGCATGGAACCAATTGGGAAACACTGGCTGGGATTTACTTGAATACATTCTGAATGGAAAAAATTGTGTTGACGCGGCATTATCAAGAATGCATAACTGCAATAATTAACTTTACAATACGAGAGAAGAATGATATATTGATTATAACAAGTTAAATTAACTATATACAAGGAGAAAAATATAATGAAGACAAAAGCAGTCCGCAGCCAGAGAATCGCATGGCTGTTGAGGAAAGAGGGATTTAAAATTCTTGGCATCACGCCAAATAGAAGACGTCCAAATCTGGATGTTTATATATTTGAAGCAACACCGGAGTTATGCACAGCTCTTGATACACATATCCAAAATAAAGACAACAGAAGGGATAACTAACGAAAGTAAATCGGAGGGAAAATCATGAGTGAAAAAGAATTTGACCGCGGTAAGTGTTTTACATTCTTTGCTTCTTATAGAAAACAGGGCGAAAGAATAAAAGAAATTCTTGGGCCGGAGAAAGCTCTGGAATATTATGAGGCGGTCATAGACTATGGACTGTACGCCAAACCGATAGATAATAATCTCCTATTATATGTAGGAGATACCTTACTTGAAACGATCGACTCATCCCAAGAGAAGCGGTCACGAGCATTCGGTGAGAACATGACCGTCACTTTATCCATCTTGGAATTGAAGCGTGATCATCCAGAATATTCTCAGAATCATATTGCGCAAGAGCTGAAGACGAGCAAAGGCAAAGTCAATAAAGTGCTTACAAAATACAGAGATGGCGGGTATGCAGATTTTGTTGACTTTAACTTGCTCATAAATGAAATTGAATATGATCCTACGGGGCAGGTGATATGGCCATCTGGTTCCGGTACTGGTACTAATTATAATACTAATAATAATTATAATAATAATAATAATAGTACCGACCGGTACCGTGACCACCAGCGTGACCGCTTGGATGGTCTGGTAGCCGGATCGCTCGTAGAGGTCGCTGGCGCTCCAAATGTCGTCGCTTCCGCTCCTAACTCCGCTGACGCTGCGCGCTTACGCTTGCCGGATGATCTGCCGGAAGATATTAAGAATATAAAATTCGAAGCGAAAATAGATGACAAATCTATGTTAGAGGTTATGGATCGTGATTATCGTGAGTGTTTAGATGATGGTTGGGAGACTCACGAGGATATTAGAGATAAGCTTATCGAGAAGTTTACTACCGGATTCTATTGTGGTGATAATGATAAGGTTACTGCTTATGCAGAGTTCTTGATGAAACATTATACAAAGCGAAATTAAGGAGGAGAATATGAAAGTATATTTATTATGCAGTCTTAATGATAAAGATTACATGGATCCTGAATTTGAATTCTTTAAATATTTTGAAGATGCACATCGATGCATCAAAGAAACAATTGCAGAGAGTACTATGAACAATGATATATCTGATAAAGAAGTTGAATATATAATTCCTTTAGGCAATTGTATAACAAGAGTAGAATACACATTTTATGATTATGATGATAATGAACACTTCATAGTGTTTGAAGTATTCGAAATCGAAATATCTGATGGAGACTGTTTATGCATGTTTCATCATGCTTACAACGGAGTTAATTTTCATATTGAAAAGATTGGGACTCTTGAAGAATGTCAGAATCAGATGCTAGATGCAACAGCTAAGATTGCTAATGATTATGACATTGATATAACAGATGTTGATCTGTTTGATGTAAATGAATATGATTCATGCATAGACACTGGAGATGAATGGAAAATGCATAATGTTATTCAGTTTAATGAAAGCGAAATTAAATGAAGATAATATCACATGAAAATAAGGAGAGATAAGTATGGGATTTTTAAATGTTAAAACAAACTATTCAGTATACAAGAATTGTATGCTGCGTTTAGGAAGATATATGTTAGATGAAAGTCTGGCTGTTGAGATTTACAACAGACAGGATGGAGAAATTGCAAGACTGACGACTTGCTTATGTGATCCTACATTACCGGAAGATATGGCATATGTAGACACAAATAATTGCCCTTGGGCGGTAGCTTTCCTTGAGGAAAATGGTTTGGCAGAGAAGACAGGGAGAACAAAAAGAAGTGGATATTGTGTTTATCCGGCAATGAGATTTAACAGAGAAAAAATAGCACAGTTCGAGAAAGAAGAAAATTAAATGGAGGTAATATCGCATGAAAACATGGAAAGTAGCAGTAACCTGGGAAATGTGCGGGTACATTGATATCGAAGCTAACAATATGGAAGAAGCTATGAAAAAATTCCATAGTGAATCGGAACATATCAAACTTCCTGAAGATGGTATCTATGTCGATGGCAGCTTTCAGTTAACATCTGATGATGTAGAGGAAATGGAAGCTATGGATAAGTTATGAAAATGAAAGGAAATAATTTTATGAGTGCAACAGTACCTATGTCTGTGTGGAACAATGTAAGAAAATATTTCAAAGAACATCTGGATGACAGATATGATCTTCAGGATGTAATCCGTTATAAAGATCCAATGGACTCATACCTGTATATGGTTATTGCAAAAGAAAAAGATTATCCGGAAACTAATGTCCAGTTAGGATGTGGACCATGGGTTGTGTGGACTACTTGGAACGAATCCACACAGTCACTGGATGGTGGTCATTATGATATCAAAACATATGAAGATGCTTTGTCAATCTGTGAAGAAAGGAGAGCAAGATAATGAAAATATGGTGTGTAGATGGAATTGATGATTTAGAGGGGAATACTTTTGCTTTTTGTAGTTCAGAAAAACGGCAACTAAAGCTAAAGAATTACTGGAAAATTATGCTGGTCTTGAAAATATGCTCGAAATAAAAGAATCAAATCTTGAATTAGATATGATAATGATTAAGGGTGAAAAAATATTTATAAAGGAGAACAAAACGAGAACAACTCAGCAGGAATACGAAAAGATAAAAGAAGCATTTGAAATTCTTTCAAAAGAAATGGATGATCGTGATGAAGATTGTTCGATTCCTAAAAATGCAGTGGATAAAGGTTATTCACTTGCAGTAAAGCATATGAAAGAACAAATAAATGAGATCCTTTCAAATATTCAGATTCAATCAGATCACATAGACAAATAAGGCAATGCAGTAGATAAAGCAAAAGAAAGTGAGGAAACAAAATGCCAGCATTAAATAATTATAAGGAAGTAAAACAGAAACTTGATGAGGTAAGAACAATTACGGGAGACTTGGAATTCAATACTGCCGTCACATTCTTAATGCAGATCGGATGGAGTAGCAAGAGAGACATTATCTCCTTATGCAATAAATACAATACCGAGCCGGAAGAGAATGTAAATAAAAAAGTTGCAAATGCAGCTTTAATGATTAGCAATATCGCACAGCCAATCGAAATCCTTACATATGTAAAGCTTGAGTGCCCACTTTGGACTGAGGGAATTGAACCGAAGCGCCTTAAGAAAATTGCAGAAGACGTGATTAATGCCGGATATAAATACTGCAAGGATCCACGAGTTGATACTTTTGAAGACTGGAAAGAGCTTCTGGAACAACAGTATGGAATTACGAATGAAGAGTTACAGCAGATCCTGTATCTGAATGAGAGAGGAGAAGTGTAAAATGGTAGATTACAAAGAGAAAATCAAAAAACTTTTGGCGTTAAGTAAGAGTCCGAATGAACATGAGGCTCAGTCGGCTCTTGCAAAAGCGCAACGGCTTATGGCGGAACACAAAATTTCTATGGCAGAGGTCGAAGACAAAGAAAAAAGAAAGGCGCATGAACATTCAGCTGGAATTACTTATTCGACTAGAAGAGATCCTTGGATTTTAAGATTGTCTAAAGTTATTAGTAAGAATTACTGCTGTGAAAGTTTTTCTCGTAGAGAAAAAGGTAAACAAACGTATAAATTATATTTTTGTGGGTTAAATGAAGACGTTGAAATTTGTATGATTGCATTCAAATATGCAACTGATTGTATTCAATCAGAAATTAAAAAGAGAAAACAAAAAGGTAAGCTATTTAATTATACAAACGAACTGGTTACATCCATGTGTAATGGATATGCTTATGGTTTCATTAAAGGACTTGATAAAGCGTTTGAAGAACAAAAAAGAGCAGCTGCACAGTCAGAGGCAAATTGGGGCTTAGTGTTATCTACTCCTCCAGAAGTAAAGCAAAGAATGTCTGAGCTTGGATTAAAGACAACTACGTTCCGATCTAAGCAAGCTGCAAAAGTATCAAAATCAGATTATGAAGCCGGTAAGAAGGACGGAAGAGATTTTGATATTACTAAAAGAGTGGCCGGTGAGTAAAGTAAATAAATAAAACAGAATAAAAATTTAATTAAACAAAGGAGATGTATATTATGATGGACAATACAATTGAAAGAAGAACAAATAACCTTACACATGTAGAAACGATGTTTGATGCAAGAAGAACTCCATGGGACGGACTTGGAAAGAAAATTGCCGGAGCAGTTACATCAAGAGATGCAATCAGATTAGCAGGTCTGGACTGGAATGTAGTTCCGACAGATATTATTTCTGAAGCTACAGGATTAAAGATTCCTGGTTATAAAGCCAACGTAAGAGATTTGGATGATAAAGTGCTTGGCGTTGTTACAGATCGTTATAAGGTAGTGCAGAATGATGAAGCCTTTGCTTTTACAGATGGATTACTTGGAGAAGGTGTACGATATGAAACTGCAGGTGCTCTTCAGAGCGGTAAGAAAGTATGGATGCTTGCAAGACTGGAAGGCAGAATGATTACTGATGAAAAAATTGATCCGTTCTTAGTGTTTACGAACAGTCATGATGGAAAAGGATCAGTCAGAGTAGCTATTACACCGGTACGTGTATGGTGCCAAAATACACTCAATCTGGCCCTTAAAGAAGCTGAAAGACAGTGGGTATGCAAACATACCGGACGCATTGATGAGAAGCTTGTGGAGGCGAAATACACGCTCATGAACACCGAACATTATCTTGAAGCTTTAGAAACTGAATTCGGAAAGATGAAGATGAAAAAGCTTGATGTTGATAAGGTACATAAGTTTGTTAAGATGTTACTTCCTATCAACGAAAAAGATGGGGATCGTAAGGTAGCAAACATTCAGGAAATGCGAAACGAACTTATGATGAGATATCTTAATGCTCCGGATCTGCAGGTGCTTGAGCCATCTGCTTATAGATTTGTGAATGCTGTTTCTGACTTTTCTACACATAGAAAACCGTCCAGAGGAAGCGAATACTATCAGGAAAACATGTTCATGAAAGTAGTAGACGGAGATGAACTTATCGATAAGGCTTACGCAATTTGTGATGCTGAGGTGTAACATCTCAGCATTACGGAAGGGAGTAATGTAATGGAAGCAGTAAATAAAACTAATGGAAATATTTACAGTATTCAGCAAGATACAAATGGTAAATGGTTTGGTTATTGTGATCGGACAAAAGAATACACTCCGGCGTTTGTAAAATTGAAAGGATTGATAGGGTTGTTGGAATTGAAAGGATATGAGGTGGTTGAGTGATGATTAATTTAAGATGAATTTTTAGAAGCAATATAATGCAAATGAAACAAGAGTTTTATGCTGAAAATTGAGGTAATCATGTTAACAGAAAAAGAAATTCAGATAGTTATGAACGCATTAAATGGTACACCGACACTTACAACATCTAAATTTGCGGATAAAATTGAAACTATTTTAAGAAAATATAAGGAGAATAAAGATGAATAAATTTTTACATCACTTAAAGAGTAAAGGATATGAGATAAATGGAAATACAGCAATGTTATTAGGTGTAAAATTTAAAATCTGTAATGGGACGATAAAAACAGCAAGAGGATTAAAAAACTCATATTGGTTAGAATTGGCATGAAATGATGATTTTAAGATCAAGAAAGGGATTTTTTATGTTGAAAAATTGTATGATTCTAACCCAAGAAAGGAGTAAAAAATATGGCAAAGATGACAAAAGAACTCTACGAAAAACTTAGTATAGCAGGAAAAGCACTTTGTGAATATTGCGAAAACGATGAATGCTCATGCTGCCAGGTGACGCGCCTGATGGATGATGCATACATTGAGGCAGTAGAGGAGGGGATTGTAGATGATGCCTAAAAAATACGAAGTTGCTTTTGTAGTGTATGCTGATATTCCGGAAAAGGACTCCAGTATTGGAGATTTGGAATGCAATGGAACACTGAGAAGTTACAACTGCTATTCTTTAAGGGATGCAAGAATGTATTTCACAATTTCTGCTGAAACCCCGGAAGAAGCATACAAAAAAGGGCTTGAAAAAATGCAGTTCGGTGATGCTGATTTTGGAGAAGCGGTGGTGGAAGACTGGTACTTGGAGAACGTTTCTTGCGGCGACAAATACTGGTACAAGGAAGACCTTGCACTCTGATTGCTTTACTTGCAGATTTCAAATTGGACTGCGATACAAGAGATTTTTTGTTAAAAAGGAGGACTAAATCATGAAAAAAATCATTAACGGAAGAAAATATGATACAGAAACGGCAAAAGAAATTGGTTATTGGAGCAATGGATATCCATGTTCTGACTTCAATCATTGCGAGGAAACCTTATATCTTAAGAAAACAGGAGAATATTTCCTGTACGGAGAAGGTGGTGCTTTAACTGAATATGCAAGAAGTGTATGTGGCGGAAGCACTGGTGGATCTCGAATTATTCCTATGACTGAAGAAGGGGCAAAGAACTGGGCTATGGATCATCTGGAATGTGATGAATATGAAGCGTTGTTTGGAGAGGTAGAAGAATGAAATTTAATGGAAAATGTAAGATTCGATTACTTAGAGATTTTCCAGCAATCAATTTGAGAATGGGTGACAGCCTTACTGTTTATAAATATAAGTATAAAAAGTGTTCTGATGAAATTACATATGTTCATCCAAGAACATATCTTAGATTTACCCCAGAAGATGTGAAGGAACTGTCGGATGACGCAAAAGAATATGAATTCAAAGTGTTTATGGGACCAGACGGAATAGATGGTTCGTGCCTTGGGAAAATGTGTGTAACTGAAAATTCTTCTGACGAAGCTTATAATGTAATGCTTGATATTATCGGTTGTAGATTGGTAGAATCGTTTCCGGAACTTGATATTCCGTATTCTATTGAATTGGTCGAAGAAAGTGAGGATGCATAATTATGCAAAACGTGTATATTACCAGAAATGGAAAGCAGATTCAGCTCACAGTGGATGAAATTAAGGCAGCTTGGGCTGCCTGGGATGCAGAATTGAGAGAGGAGCAGTTGGATATTTACAAAGAAGAAGTAAAACGAACATTGTTGAAATTAAGTAAGGAAAATGACAAACCTGAATATGAAAAGGCTGCGGATAATGACGACATTGTAGATGAAATTGCTAGAGATATTAGAAGAGCCATTGAAAATGGATGTGATTATGATTGGTGCTTTGATACCAGTAAGTATGGAGGTTTTATGGACAGTTATAATACTGCAATAGTAGTTTTTGGAGAGGAAGATAACATAGATGAGACTGATTATTGAAGGTAAAACAAATAGAGATGACGTAATGGTAAATACAGCGAAAGTAACATTACCATCTGGAGATGTGTATACGATTGACAGGGATTGTACTGAATACACTATTGATACAGTAACCGGGTATTTATCAATGACTTGGGATATGTGTTATCTACATATGATTAACGATATTTTATTATTTGATAATACCGCTTATCTCTCAAGCGATGATGGATTTCAGGATATTCTTAATGAAGGGACGTTGGAACTTGAACTTGAGGATGATGCTGGTTCAGATTATGTTGTTGAAGTTGCTAAATGGAGCTTTTGTTGAAAGGAGTTAAATTATGGGATCAGTATATTCTATACATTCACAGATGAAATTCAAGGATAAGGATAAAGCAATTAAAATACTGCAAGCAAAAATCAGCAGAGGAGAAGAGGAACATACTGATTATGGACTGGATACATATAGAAAATCAGAGAACTTAGATATTAATGATATTGATGATCTGATTGCTGTGTTTATTGGTATAGGAAGAATGTTCGATGTTGCTAATGATGATAATGGTTGGACTACTTACTCTAATGGATTTGACGCCACTTATGGATGGGAATCTGTCATGATGGAAATGTTTGAAGAACTTGCACCAGTGTTAGAAGATGGATCAGACCTTTTCATTAATTGTGATGATGGAGCCGATGTGTTGGTTATTAAAGATGGAAAATGTATTCAAGAGAAATGAGGTGATGAGATGAAGGATATTTTGCTAGAGAAAGTGTTTGAAGCAGAAAGATGGGAAGCAGCAATTAATAAAGGGTTTTTCAAGGGAATTGACAAAGGAGAGCTGCGTCAGCTTTGTGGTCCAGAGACAAGAATGAGATTGGCAATGGCAATTTTGGAAGATAATTATGAAATCGCTCCACCACACCAGGCATTAATTCCAAAGGACAATGGAGAGTTTCGAACAGTATATGTAAACGAAAATATTGATAGGATCTTTTTATCTATTGTAAATGATTTACTGTTTGAATGGTGTTCAGATATGATTCATCCAGCTTGTAAAAGTTATCAGAAGGGAATCGGCTGCGGAAAAATTGTACAGGAAATAACTAAAAATATTAAATGGCAAAAGGAGTATGAAGACCTAGAATCAAAAACTTTTGGCATTAAAGCAGATTTAAGTAAATATTTTGATTCTGTTCCTATTGAGTTTATTGATAATGTGTTTGATCAATTAGTTCATAAATTTGGGGATTCAAAAATAATTGCAATATTACGTAAGTATTACCATACAGATTTATGTTTTGATCCAGATGGAAATTTAATTAAACATTATCAAAGTTTAAAACAGGGATGTGCGGTGGCGTCATGGCTTGCAGATGTAATGCTCTATGAAATTGATGATCATTTATCAGAATTAAAAGGTATGTATGTTAGATATTCTGATGATATTTTATATATCGGAAGATTTTATGATTATGCTATGAAGGTTCTTGAGAAAAATCTTGAAATAATGTCAATGAAGTTAAACCCAAAGAAAGTAGAGTATTTAAGCTATGATAGATGGTTCAAATTTTTGGGATTTATGATTAAAGAAGATCAAATTACATTATCTCCAGGAAGAGTAAAGACTTTTCAAAAGGAAATTGAAAAACGCAGCGTTAAGAATCGTCATGTTTCAGGGAAAGCAGCTATTATTTCAATTAATAGGTATCTGTATAAAGGAGATGGTACTTATTCTTGGGCAACGCAGGTACTTCCGATTATTAATGTGGAAAGGGACATTGATACATTGAATGAATTCGTTATGGATTGTATTCGAGCCTGCCAGACAGGTAAAAGAAAAATTGGTGGACTTGGAACTATAACTAATCAAAAAGATTATATGATTCTTAGAGGAACCGGGAAAAATGTATCCGCCAATAGAAAGAACACAGAAAAAGAAATTGAAGGATACTATAGCATCCGGTGTATGCAGAAAGCTTTGAATATCTGCAGGCCGGTATATGATACGATTGTAAGGGAGATGTGAGATCATATGAGTGAACATTTATTTTTATATAGAATTAAAGATTCTGATGATCGTGATTGCTGTGCATATATTGATGCAGCCGGTCCAAAATTTGAATGCAATCACTATTTCAGTTCAATTAATGTATGTGGTAGCTGTTATTCTGGCAGTGAATTTCCTGTATACGAAGAAATTGAAACGATCCTTACAAAAGATGAATATGAAGAGATTCTTACATTTAACATATTTATCAAAGCACTTGGGTATGGAATCACGAAAGGTGATAGTCGATACAGAGCGGGAATCAAACTTATTGATTCTATTAAACATATCTATGATAAATTAAAGTCTGATGAAGCGTTTGCTTTCTTTGAAGATATTCAAAAAAGCGAAATGGAATATTTAAAAGAAGAATACAATTTATCAGATCGTAATATTGAAGAGATATTTAATGAATACGCAGAAGATTTTAGAGATCGCAGTATTGTAAGCTATATATACGATAATAGTGAAGAAGCTGGACGCGAAGAAGCTTGGCAGTTAGGATATGTCAAAGATGATGACTCAATTTCTTCTAAATATTTTGACTATAAGAAATTTGGAGAAGACTTAGTTGAAGATGATGAATATTTCATGGAATTATGTGATGGAAGAGTTGTAAGGTTGAGTTATTAAAATTTAATTAAACAAAACGAGGTGATTTTATGTTGATTTTAACGACAAAATTAAAAAATGCAATTAATAAAAAGAAGCCTGGTATGGAGTTTTCATTACATCAAATTTCTATAAATGGTAATAAGCGTGGTACCAGTGGATGGATTAGAAATCCAGAAAATAATTCAGTAGTATATGTCAATACAGAAGGAATTAAATGGAACGGTCGACCTAGACAATATATGTACAGGTATGCTGACGATATGAAAGATACTCATGGTTATCATAATAGATGGGCTACTTCATTAGATGAATTAGTAAATGGAATTACAGAATTACTTTTGTTTTCGGTAAGCGAAGTAAAAGATTGTCGAATATAAAAGAGAGGATGTGGGATTATGCCAGAGAAGAAATTGATTGAAGTTACCGTAGAAAAACGATTTAGAGTATGCAAAGAGATCGAGGCTACAGAAGAAGAAATTGAATTTCTTAGACGATGAGAAAATCCTTTTGAAAGTGAATTTAGTGACGATGAGATGGAGCATGGCGATATTGAATGGGATTTTGCAGCTGCTGATGAGTACGGTAGAACAATTGTAGGTTGGGATTAATTAATCAAATAGATAAAAGCGAGGAAAGCGAATATGAATAGCGAATTAATAGTAAAAGATGTGGAATTCCATG